CCTTCTCAATGATGGTCATGAATTCATCAGTGATGTTGATGCCGTGATGCAGGTTTAGTGTGCGTACATTCTGATCACCTGTAGGCTTACGCATCTCCAAGAACTGGATGATGTCAGGGTGATGGATGTCTAGATAGGCAGCATAACTTCCTCGTCTTGTACGTCCTTGGCGGTAGGCCAATGAACTAGCATCATAGATTTTAAGGTGGGGCATAACACCAGTAGACTTATCATCACCATTGCGGATGCCCACATGCACACCGACACCACCACCATACATTGATAGCCAATTAGTTTCTGATAGATTATCGACCAAGCCTTCTGCACTATCATCCATATAGTTAAGGAAACAGCTAATAGGGAGGCCACGCTTAGAGCGACCAAAAGATAGGATAGGTGTAGAGTAGCTAAGCCAGTGCTTACTACTGTAGTTATACAGTCGCTGAGCGTGTTCTTGATTTGAAGCAAACGATTCCGAAACATAAGCAAATCTCTCTTGTGGGCTAACCTCTTCATCCTTCATATAACTCTCTCTCAATCTCTGGATACCTAGTTCATCAAACAAACTATCCCGAGACAGGTCAATGTTGACCTTAAACTTTGCCATAAAAATACTCCTGATACAGTGGAAAAAATGGGAGCCGAAGCTCCCGAAAGGAAAGGTAGTTATACCTCAGATGGCTGCTGCATGCTATGCATTAAATAGTGATGGAAATAAGTTAGTTAGTACCCTCTTACATTCTTCTGCCACTTCACGATGTTCTTTTTGTGTTGCTTTATCACAACGAATATCAACATAGTGCATCCAACTTCTCAGTGTACCATTCATGTACATCCTGCTGGTGGTTAGTCCTTCAGGTAACACCTTTCGTGCCACCTCCTTGGCTATGCCCATGCCCAATGCAGCCTCATAGGACCGCTTAGAAGCCTTTAAAACATCTTCCTGTAGCTCTTCCCATACTGCCTTTAATTCTCGGTCCTGTACAGGGATAGAGTTCTGCCTGTTCTTATTATCCTGCAGCCTCACCTCACTGGTTTCATAGTGTGAGGAAATGGCATAGCGTTGTGAGAATTCTTGGAAGCTAAAACTTCTGTGCCGTAGGATCTGTCGTGCAATGTCACGGGTTGTCGTAATTTCCATGCACACATTCACCATCTCAAATGGACTCCAGTGTTTGTTGTCCATCAAATACTTCAACAGTTTAGGGGCTGTCTCAGGATTGTCCTGATTCTCTGGGTTGCTCACCCTCGCCATGTACGCTATCAGATGTTCCGCATTTGGCGTAGCCCATATCAATGTCACCCACATATTTCTTCCCTTCTTGAATGCCATTCTTGATGGCTGTCATTATACCTAAGCTGAGTAGGGTGTCACGCTCTTCCATTGTTAAATCAAATGTATAGGTAGCACTACCATCGTCATGTTCTTCTAGCAATAGTACATTCATTTCTTTTTCCTTTCTGCTTTCTCTAGTTCTGTCTTTACTTTATGACAGGGTTTACACATCACTTGTAGGTTTTCTATCTCACAGAAGATACGATCTATAAACAAGTCCCAACTAACGAAGCCTTCTGTTGGAGATACTACTGGAAGTATGTGATCTACTTGTACATCAGCAGCTACGAAATGCTTCTTACATTTGGCACACTTGTAATGCATTGCCAACTTGCCTGTCTTCTTGTTAGTCTTCCTACCAACGAAGGCTTCTTTAAGAGCCTTGAACTTAGGAGGCCAACGCCTAGACGCAGCACGAAGGGCAGAGGTGACAAAGCTTCTGAACCTAGAGTCAGTCCACTCGCCACCATTTCTTTTCTTATCTACCAATTGGTGTATCTACTAAATGCGACATGTCAGCAGCATCGTAATGCACAAATAAATCTCTAGCTATTGCCAGTGCTTCGTCAATATCTAGAGCAACAAACTCAGATAGATACTTATCGTATTCACCCTCAGCTACATGCTCAACAACATAGCCATTGCTTGCTTCTCTAATGGTTACAGAATTAACTTTCATTCTAGTCCTTCGATATCAACGAAACGAAAGATGACATCTTTAGCATCCATTCGTTCCAACGAAGCAGTTAAGTTTTCAGTGATGGCTTCACTCAGCACCTCTTCATTTAAGTAGACATTAGGTAGATCTTCAGGTCTGAATAAAACTCTTAAGTTGATATCAACAGCAATCATAATCGTTCCAGTCTTTCTTCTACCAACCTAGCATAACCAATGATGTCATGCCATGAGTCATGATACCAAGGATCACCATTAACAATGCGAGAGATTTTGTTACAGATGAGATCAAGGCTTTCCTTCATATCATCATCCATCTCTTTCCATTCAGCACCTGATCTAACAACTTCTTTCAAGGCTTGTGAAACTCTAGAGACATCTTCTTTGTAGTTGCCATACCTAACGCCTCGTTGTATTAGTGTGTCATCTACATTCATTGTACGCCCCCAATTGTCTTGGTGTTAATGGTGAAGCCACCATCACTAAAGCTGTCATGGTCTGCGTTATAAAAGAAGTCACCAACATCAGCAAACATCTTACCGCAATACTCAACAAGCTTATTAGCAAGTTCTTCATCTTCTTCCATGTGTTGAATGGTTGCTGCCAATATGGTAGCCATACCAATCAAGTTATTAATATCATCTTCACTGATAGTGAGTGGCCCAAAGCCACTGACTAAAACTTGAAAGTGTTTCTGATACACCCCATCTACAATAGTAGGACGGAGGATTAGTGCAATGTCATTTGGCTTTAAGCTTTTGGAGGAGTCCATACCTGTCCTTCATATCTTCGTAGAAAAAGAAGCTGAGCATTCTCTAACACACGCTCAGCATCACCCTCATAAGCTTCCAACACTTTGTTGTATAGCTCAAGTTCATCTGTTGTGTCCCCAATTATCTTGGCTGCTTTCACTGGACCAACACGGAACAATCCTTTGATGTTATCAGCAGCATCACCTGTCAACATCTGTGTATACAACTTGACCAGAGCTTCCTCTGGTTTAATGTAATAGCCTAGATGCTTTACAAAGTTGTAATGCCAACCAACAATCTGATCTAAGTCTTTGTCTAAAGACACAATGACACAATTGTCACCAAGCTTTGTAGCTTCAATGGCAATGGTGTCATCAGCTTCTTCACCTTCAGATATAGAAGCACCCCATTCTTTTACTAGATAGTCTCTAAGGAAAGCTAGATGCTTAGGCTTAGGCTTGTCAACTCTGTTACCTTTGTAGGGTATAGTGGTAGCTATCTTGTATCGGAAGTTATTCTTACCTGTTAGGTGCATACTCCAACTATCCACGAAGCAATCAGGATAGATGTTATCAACACCACACATGAGGACATCAACAATTAAACGATCCAGTGTACGCTGTGCCGTTGCTTCGTCTTCGTCCTCACATGCAGATGCTGCTCGATAAGCGAAGATGTCGCTATCGAACAGAGCTTTCATTTACAGCACATCCTCATCGTCTGCACTGATGCCACTACCTGCAGCATACTCAACCAAGTCAGTGATGACCAGCTTCTTCAATGAAGGGCTAACACCTTTCTTGTTCTTGTATGTCCAAGAATAACTAGACACCAATGCCTTAGCTTTACTTCCGTTGCCAATGGCTTCGGTGATTTCATCATTGTCTGTATCAAAGACACGGATGGCTTTCTCTGATTTGCAGGTGATGTACCTACCCATCTCAGCCTTCTTCTCTTCACCAGTTTGAACACTGATCCCCATCTCTTCCAATGCTTCAACAGCAGCATCAGACAAGTTGCACAAGTTAATCTGGAACTTACCAGACATATCGTTCACCTTGTTGTGTTGACACCAGAAGACATCAGCCTTCAACTTAATTGCTTTCTTTTCTTCACTCATAATATTCTCCAATATGAAAACCCACCTCTATCGTTAGTGGCACTCACGCCAATTGTTTCCGACTTTTCCTTCGGCATCAACTGGACACCGGAAACCTAAAGCTTCTCCTGCCTTGGTTGCTGCTTGCTCTATAAGCCTAGCTGCTTCCTCTGCCTGATCTTCTCTAACTTCCCACTGTGTTTCGTCATGAACAAACGCTAACAGTTTAGCATCTATTCCCTTCTCTTGCAACAGCTTTGTTGATTCAATAAGCCACTGCTTAGCTACGATAGCACCTGCACTTTGCAACAATGTGTTCAATGCAGCATGCTCTGATCTAACCCACACCCTACGCCCATCCAATGCAGGGAGATGACCCTTAGCCATCAGCCTAGATATCTTCTTCTTCAAGGCAGAAAGGCCGGGTGTGTTATTGATAAAACTATCAATAAGTTTCTTGCCTTTGCTACTGTTACCACCAACAATCGACCCAGCTTTAGCTGCCCCTGCTCCATACAACACACCATATGTCAGGGTCTTGGTAATATTCCTAGCCTTCTTATGCTCAGGATTGTTATCGTCCTTAACAGTACCCTTCTCCACCAAGCCAAAGCTCTGTGCATTAAACCAGTGGATGTCACCTTTAAGCAACTCATCAATCCATTCCTGATCCTTGAGGTAGTGGCCTAAGCAACGAAGCTCAATGCCTGACAGGTCAACACCAACCTGCTTGTACCCCACAGGTACACGCCACATCTCTCTGCACTCAGCACCAAAGGGGCTACCCACTGCAGGAACCTGTGCCATGTTAGGACTACTATGTGTAGCTCTGCCTGTGACAGCACCATTAGTAGTTACCCTACCATGCACCCGTCCATCGTCCCTTACCAGTTCAAGCCAACTACTTATCTGAGCAACACGTTTTTGAATCATTAAGTATTCAGCTACAAGCTTAGCTTCAGGTAGGTCAATCTTCTCAAGCACAGCTTCATCCACAATGACATTGCCTTTGTCTGTCTTCTTTGTAAAGACAACACCAAGCCCTGCCAATCGCTCAGCAATCTGCTGCCTACTACCAGAATTAAAGATGGTAATCTTATCCTTAAGCTGCTTGCCTGTCTTCTCAGAGAAGCGTTGCTCTACGATGGGAGGGAACACCTGCTGCATGCTTTCTTCAATGTCAGACATGCGTCCACTCAGTGTGGCATGTAACGCCATAGCCTTAGGCATGTCTAGCATGAAGCCATTGTCTTCCATGCCACGGCAGATCAGTGCCACCTCGTGCTCAAGCTTAATGCTTTGCAGGGAAAACCCTTCTCTCGTCATGGTTGTTGTCAGAAAGTTGTACAGTTTTTCTAACAATTGAACATCTTGTTCACAATAGGTAGCCATTTCTTGTGTCCACCCACCATCAAAGTCAGTGAAGCCTATCTTGTAACTGCCTAAGCGGTAGCCCCACGCCTCTAGGCTATGTGGTGTAGGAGCTTTGCCTTCCTTAGGAAGTACCACCTCAATGTCAGGTTTGTACAGCCGTGACATCACCAGTGTATCTATTAGCATGTTGGCAGGAATGCCAACACCCCACACCTTCTTCAGGATAGGAGCATCGAAGCCAATGATGTTGTGGCCTACCACTTGCTCACCATCTAAGTATTGCTGCAGGGTGTTGGCTTCCCGCCAGTGCCTCACCTCACCAGTGGTGTTGTGCTTAGTTACACACAACCAAATGGTGTCATGTTTCAGATTGGTTTCTATGTCTAAGAAGATCATCGTCATTGTCCTTATCATTTTGTCGGAGGTTATCAACATCTACCGACTGTTTGTAATCTTCTACTGAATCTCTACCAAAGATGGCATTCCATCTTGATGCCCACTCTTCATCAGCTATTGACTTAGGACGCTGAGTGTGTCCCTTTCCTCCGTCACTCATACCTTTGCCACACCAATACAGGTGTGTCCTTTCCTATGTATGCCCCCTCAATATTAAATAGAATGTATTCATTGGCCTCCTCTACAGTCATGCCATCCCTGTCCACAAATACTTTGATCATTAGATCAGCATCGTAGACAAGTACCTCTATCTTCTCATTGCCATTCCATACGGAAGCTTGTCCTAGTATGGCATCGTCAAGGCCATCCCATTGTTTCATAACATCATCCCTTCTATTGCATCATCAATCTCAAACATTCTGCCAGTGTCTTTATTGTAAAGCAAGCTGCAAGCAGGACCAGTCTGTCCACTGTATCTATTCTTCAACACCCTCACCTTGGTGGTGTTACGCTCAATGGGATCATCAGCCTGACCATTCCTCTCAAGAGATACCACCATGTCACTAAGCTGTGCAATGGCTGCACTACCCCTTAGCTGAGCTAAGCTAGTGGCTGCACCTTCCTCATGTCCCTTGTCTGATGGACGCTTGAGGTGGCTAACAATGATGAGAGCAATGTTAGTTTCCTGCACAAGCATGCGAAGCTTCGTCATGATTTCATCAATGGCCTTACGCTCATCACCATTGTCCTGACTGGATACGATGATGGACAGGTGGTCTAGGAATACATACTTACAGCCAAGTCCCTTAGCCATATACTTCACACGATTGACTATGTTCTCAATGGCTGTGCTACCAAAGTGATCAAAGAAGTACAAGCGTCCTGTGCCTAGTGTCTTTTCAAATGCGTCCTTGCGTATGGCATCAGACACCATAGTTGTAGGTAGGTGCATAGGCAAGTCAGCAGCAAGGCTCATCATGGACAGGCTAGTCTTTCTCACACTCTCTTCCAAGAACATCAAGCCAATGTTATCACTACTGTTCTGCAACAAGTGCCACACTATTTCCCTTAGGGTTTGACTCTTACCTAGTCCACTACCTGCTGTGAATGTAACTAGCTCACCTGCTCTGATGCCATAGGTGATGTCGTTCAGTCCCTTCCAAGGATAGAAACAGTCTGCTGCTTCCATTGGTTTAGATACCAACTCCCACAACCCAGTGCCACTGACAATCCCATCAGGTACGAATGGCTCTGCTGCCCACCAACGGGATACGAATGCAGCTTCCTTGCTTTCAGCAAGCCACTCACATGCATCCTTGTATGATGGATCAGGTTTAAATATCTTGCATTTGCTGCCAAACAATTCAGCAACTTCCTTTGCTGCCTTCTGCCCTGCCTCATCACCATCAAAGCAAAGCACCACAGTTTCAAAGCTGTTGATGTATTCGTAGTTGGCCTTGGCATCCTTCAATGCACTACCCGCACCCGTGCGTATAGACACCACAGGATATTTACTGCCTGTCAATTGGTATGCAGCCAGTGCATCAAACTCACCTTCAGTGATGGTGAGATACTTGCCATTGGATGGGTATAGGTTCTGCCCAAACAGAGTACCCTTGCTCCACCCACCCACTGTCGTAAACTTCTTATCCTTCACCTCTCTACGTTTAGCTGCCACCAGTTGGGTGTTGCCATCGTAATAAGGGAAGTAGTAATAGCCACCACTGCGAACAACACCATAGCGTTCCATTGTGGCTTTGTTAATGCGTCTATCTGAAACAGACACACTAACACCTTCGTTGTAGTCTTTAACGAAAGAGCTTGTGTCTTTCGTTTCTGTATCAACATCAATCACTTCAAGTCTTTCTTTGTTCATTGAGGGAATGTATGTATTACATACAAAACATTTGGTGGACATGTCATCGTTGATGGACAAGCCATCACTACTGCCACATGTCTCACAGGGTAGTTGGGTTTTTAGGAATGTCATAGCCTTTGTAAGTTACTTTGTTGGTCTTTAATACTTGTTCGTATCCATTAAACAGCTTAGTCATTCTAGCATCGTGTAGGCTGTGTAGTCCAATTAATAAATTGGCAAGCTCATCTTCAGTAGGTTGCTTCTCTCTGTCCATCAACACCCACAGGATGGAATCGATGTCCTCTTTAGTTATCCATGCTGCCATGATGAGGTCTTCTAGTTCATGCAGTTTCATTTTGCTGCCTCCATGTACAAACCCACATTACCCAGTGCATAACCAACAAAGGCTATGCCTAGCCCAGTGTTGCCCTTGAGTAGCAGATCCACTGCTACACCTGCATACACCACACCAACAACTGCGATAAGCCATGCACTCATTTGATCACCTTGAATTCTTGAAGCACTCTTATAGTTGCTTTAATAAGTTCAGTGTCTTGAGTTGCCTCAGGCAATGCGCTTTCCCACCTCAGTAGGAATTCCAATTGCTCAGCAACAATTGCTTCTTGTTCCATTTGATTTAGTTCCATATCAGTCCCATAGTCCTCTGTAATATTTACCAAACAACCTGAAGCCATTCTTCATCCTAGCTTCATGCACCTCGATACCTGCATAGTCCACCTTAATCTTATTGATCTGCTCTTCTAACCCTGTCTTCTTGTCCACAGCAGAATGATCATAGAACTTATCAGTGGAATTTTCATCCACCATTTGTTCAAATGTCCAGATCATTTCATCCATCACCCAATCCCATCTCTTAAAGAAATGTTCATCAGTGTCCCATTCCTTTTCTTTAGGGGGTGCTGATGTACTCTTCAGATGTTCAGGCACATCCTCATCATCCACATGAGGACTACCATGCTTCGTTGCTTGAAGCTGCTTGAGCATAGGCAAGATGATGAGAGACAGTGTGTGATCCATACCCCATGTGTCATACCTGTCAATCTTTACAATGACAGTGCGCTTCTTCTTAGTGTGCATCCATTGCAACACATCACCCACCCATGTTTCACTGAGCCACTCACCCCACTTGTATGCCCTGTCCTTATCAACCCCTAACTTTGTTGTTAGTTCAGCAAGCTGATATGGTCCAAGCCAATTAGGGTAACCCCCTATAAACACTTTCATACTAGTCCTCTCATTTCCTGTGTCACTGTTGCACTACGCAAAGTGTTCTTGATGTATGGTGTTAGGCTCTGCGGGGTAGCATGTCCTGACACCGACATGATGTTGGTGATGGGTACACCCACCTCAATCATCTCCGTAATAGCTGTCCTTCGCAAGTCCTGTAACACTAGGTCACTAGGCAGAGAAGCATCAGCTAAGATTTGTTTAGCCACTCTAGACAAGTTAAACAAACTGTAAGGTAGCAAGCCACCCTTCCTATCAGGAACATTGGATGGTGCAATGTATTGCTGCCAACCAAACTCAGCATGTTGTTGTCTCAGCATTGTTAGTAGTCCCTGACTAGTTGGGATAGTCACCCTAGACCTACGCTTGCTTTGTTCCAAGTGCAACACACCCTTCTCTAGGTCTACCTGATCCCATCTAAGCTTACGCATGTCACCCATACGCTGTCCATATTCATAGCCCATCTGCACTATGAGTCCTACATTACGCCACTTGAATGTGGAGTAGGCAGTGTTCATGAATGCTCTAACATCTTCCCTGCTCCATACAGTTCTGCGAGGCTTGTCTGCCCTTCGTAGCACCTTGCTGAATGGGTTGTGCTTGATGTAGCCATGACGAATAGCGAAGTTGAATAGCAATCGATACACTGCCAAGGTGTGGTTAGCTAAGCTAACACTGTGCTCAGCATGCTCTTCATATATCTTCTGACAATGCGGTGTGACTAAGTCGCCTAGCTTGCATTGATACAGTGTCACTCCATTGGCTCGGCTATCCTGCCATCCCTGTAGGTAGTAGATGTAGTCACGTTGTGCCTTAACACTGAGCTTTGTGTAAGTGATGTTGTTCTTGTATGCCTTGACTAAGTCAGCCACCTTGGTCTTCTCAGAGATATCTTTAAGATATCTAAGTTCTTTACGCCAGTTGTCTAGCATGGCATTTAGTTCTTCAGCCAAAGCAAAGGCTTTGTCTTTGTCTTCACCAAGCACACGCCTAGCCACCACCCCTGCATCCACTGCATCCTGTGGTGGGTTGTACCTGTACTTGGTAACACCTTCGGTGGCCTTAGCCAAGGTAACATAGCGAGGCAGGTTCATTCTTCTCTCGCCTTCATCATCTGTTCAGCAAACCAATAAGCTTTGCTTGCCACTTCAGCATGTGGAATGCTCCACGCACTGGTCATCAACACAGCCATAGCCTTAGCTGCAAAGTAATCACGCAAGGTCATGCCATCACTACCTAGTCCTGTATAGGGGAATGCTTGTTGCGGTTCAGTCTGTTCCATCGTCACCTCCAAGTGCATAAAGTGTTTCTGCCATATCAATGAGTTCATCCTTCTTCATCAGCTTGTCAAGCCATCTAGTGGGTATACCTTTCAAGCCATACTTACGCCCTGCTAACATACCAGTGACAGCACCTACAGTGTCAGCGTCATAGCCCTTGTTCACTGCCATCACTAAAGCTTTCTCAAAGCTTGATGTTTCTCTCACACATTCCCATGCCGTTACATAAGCATGCATGATAGTGCCACCACTGTTAGGGTCACGATAGTAGCGGAGGTAGTTGAAGCTGTCCTCTTTCTTACCTGACATAAGCTCAGTGACAAACCCTGAGATGTAGTTGATGGTGTCTATGTTGCCGTGTGTCATGAGGGATACAGCAATACTCTGTGCCACAGCATTAGACAAGTTGTTGTGATTGGCAAGCACAATGGGAGCTACTCGCATGATTGATCCATTGCCACTTGCATTGAAGCTAGAGCTACCTGCATATGGATGAGTCACTGCCATACGATCAATGGCTTCGCTACAGGTACGGCCTATGTCAAAGACATAATCTCTAGTACCAAAGTGACCAGTCTTCTTCCACATCTTAAAGTTTAATGCGATGGCTTCGGGGTCAAAGTATTTGCTGCTTATGTATGCATCAGCAATTGCCACAGCCATAGCACCATCGTCTGTCCACTCACCCTCGGCAGTGTTGTGTACACCACCACCCTCCATCTCTGTCAATGTGTGTGTCATCTCATGTGGTCTGATGAATTCCAATGGAGCACCCAGTGCATCTCCAATGAACAGACCCATGAACATACCAATTGCTTTATCTTGATGCATCAAATATCTTCCATAGTAATTGTGACTGTTAGATCAAGGGCTTCGCCTAAGTTGTTAGCTTCCTCTTTTAATATGTCACAGATTTTAAACACTGCCTCATTAGAGCAGAGCATTCCAATGTTCACAGTGACCACCTCATGTCCACCAGTGAATGTGCCTACTATCTTTGTCGTGTCTACTATCATATGTGTTCCTTATGCAGGGGACTAAGCCCCTGCCTTGGTTGATTAAGCGAAGGCAATGTCTTCGGCAATGTCCCACAACTCTGAGTTGATGCGGATGTTTTCTTTCACACTGCTAACAGGCCGAGCCTTACGAGTCACACCATTGGGGTGCTTGTCAGACAGGCTCTTAACGAATGCATTGCCACGGATAACACCTTCTTGAATGCGGTTGAACACAGTGAATGCATCCATGTAGTTGTCTTGATAGCGAGAGATCTTCAACACATCAGCAATGGTTTGAGGTGTGGCATACACACCATTGGTCTGCTGTTCAAGCATGTCCCATCGTGTCTCAATGCCACGCTTAGCCATGATCACTGACTGATGTGGGTCAAGTGTCACACCACGCAGTCTCTCAAGACGCTCCATCATGGTGGGCAATGTAGCCACAGTGTTACGAAGCATCTCTTCAAAGCCACTCAGTGCCTTGCTGT